GGTTCAAATCTCTAGGCTCGCTAAGGATGCTGCTGAAAAGCTACTTCAAAAAGATCAGATGGAAGCGCAGCAGAAGCAGATACAACAACAGCAGCAAGACCCAGTTGTACAGATGCAGCAGATGGAAATGCAAATGAAGCAACGTGAGCTTGAACATAAAATATCTATGGACACTCAAAAGCTGCAGCTCGACGCAATGAACAAAAGTGCAAATGCACAAATTCAAGCTGAAAGAATTTCTGCTGAGAACCAGAGGGAGGGCGCTCGATTGGGCGTTAAGCTCGCTACCGACCTTGATAACGCACAGCGAAAGGATCAGGCAGAGGGAGCTAAGTTGGGAATAGAAATAGCGAAGGAGCTTGCTAAAGGGGATGAGTGATAGTGTATTCGCGTTATTAGAGCGTAGGATCAAAGAATACGAGGAAGACATTAAAAACTACCTCGCGTCTGGTCAGATCGAAGACATGGCAATGTACAATCGTTTAGTGGGACGAAACGAAGCATTGCAGTATATACGTCAGGATTTAGATGAAATAGAAAAAAGGTATATTGAAAGTTAGAACTTTTATATATACGGTTCTGATTAGGGAGAGTTCGTGGGTGGTCCACGCTAAGGTATCTGTGAACCTTTAATCACTGCAAGGAAGAGATATGTATACAGGTAATAAGAAGACAGAGGAAAAGGTGGCCTCTAAACTACCGAAACCACAAGGATATAAAATCCTTATTGGTGTACCCGAAACAAGTGAGAAGACCGAAGGTGGGGTCATAATGCCTGACGGAATGCGTTCCGCAGAAGAGACTGCATCTATTATTGGTTTTGTCATGGAGCTAGGCGCTGATGCCTACGCGGATGAATCTAAATTTCCACATGGACCGTACTGCAAGAAGGGGGATTTTGTAATCTTCCGTTCGTATTCTGGCACTCGATTCAAGGTTTATGGGAAAGAGTTTCGTTTAATCAATGATGACACTGTTGAAGCAGTTGTCGATGATCCACGGGGGTACGCAAGAGCATGAACCAATTAGCAGAACAAATAGAGTTTCAAGACGAAACAGTCGCTGAAGCTCTAGCCAACTCACAGCCAGAAAAGTCTGACAGTGATGACGGATTTGAAATCGAGGTTATAGACGATACGCCCGAAGAAGATAGGGGCAAGCCTCGTCGCGCCGAAGGCGTCCAACCTAATGTCCCAGATGACGATGAGGTTGAGAAGTACAGTGAAAGCGTTCAGAAGCGTATCAAGCAACTAAAGTTTGAATACCACGAAGAGCGTCGAGCAAAAGAAGAATCTGCTCGATTGCAAGAAGAAGCCTTACGGTTTGCTCAACAGGTAAGGGCTGAGAACGAACAGCTACGCAAGACCCTCTCAGAGGGTGAAGGCGTCCTTGTTAATCAAGCTAAAGGTCGTGTGAGCGCAGAACTGGATAAGGCTAAGGCTGCTTTTAAGAGCGCCTATGAGTCAGGTGATCCAGATGCGTTATTGGAGGCGCAGGAAAAACTTAACGCGCTCCAAAGCGAGAAGATGCGTTACGAAAACTACAGGCCTCAACCAGTTCAACAGAAGGCACCTCAACCACAATATCAGGCACCTGCCGTTCAGCCGCGCAAGCCAGACAAGCTCGCTATGGACTGGGCAAAGAGGAACGATTGGTTTGAGAAAGACCCTGAGATGACAGGGTATGCTTACGGCCTTCATGAGAAGCTCGTAAAAAGTGGTGTTGATCCAAGAACGGAAGAATACTACAATGAGTTAGACGCTGCGGTTCGCCGCGTGTTTCCAGATAAGTTTGGCGATGAGATTATTGGGGAATCTGCACCTCAACGCCAAGCGGGTAACGTAGTCGCCCCCGCTGCTCGCAGTGGAAAAAGACCACGCAAAGTGCAACTGACCTCAACGCAGGTTTCTCTCGCCAAGAGACTTGGTCTGTCAAATGAACAATATGCGGCGCAATTGATGAAGGAAATGAAATAATGTCGAATAGGAACTCACGCACTACAGAGACCCGCGAGTCGGGTCAACGCAAGGTGTCATGGCAGAGACCTTCAATGTTACCAACCCCCGAACCCAGACCCGGTATTGAGTACCGCTGGATTCGCACCGCTACTCTTGGGAAAAATGATAACACCAACGTCTCTTCTAAATTTCGTGAGGGATGGACACCCGTTCGTTCAGAAGATCATCCAAACCTTCAAGTTGTGTCTGATATCGAGTCTCGATTTACAGACAACATAGAGGTCGGTGGATTACTGCTTTGCCAGAACTCAACCGAAAATGTGCAAGCTCGCCGTGAAGCCCAGCTCGATCAGGCTCAAAACCAGATGAGTGCTGTGGACAATAGCTACTTGCGAAATTCAGACCCGCGTATGCCCGTACTAGACCCAGAACGGTCAACGCGATCATCATTCGGCAAGTAACCTGAAGGGGGAGCTTGTCTAACTTAAATTAGGAGTAAGAGAGATGGCTACTACAGCAGCTCCCTATGGCCTACGTCCTGTCAAACGTGCAGACGGAATGCCATATGCTGGGGCAACGTCCCAGTATCTCATCGACCCCGCTGGTGAAGCGACTAACCTGTTCTACGGGCAAGTTGTTCACATCGGAGCCGATGGCTATATCGCCCTGTCAACAGCGACAGGTGCCGATGGAACCACAAATGCGTTCCCAACAGGTACAACCCTAACGGGTTCTCTTGGTGTGTTCGTTGGTTGTGAATATGTCAACTCCTCGGGCCAATTGGTTCAGGCTCAGTATTACCCATCTGGTACGTCCAATGGTGGTGCTATCAAAGCCTATGTTGTTGACGATCCAAACGTACTGTTTCAAGTACAAGCCGATGGTGCGATGGATCAATCTGACATTGGTGCAAACACGTTCTTTGCAGCAGCGCAGTCTACCTCTACTGGTTCTACCACAACAGGTAACTCAACTTCTGCAGTAGACGCTACCACTGTCACAACAACCGCCGCCTTCCGTATCGTGTCTGCAGTATCCCCAATTACGGATGCCTTTCCCGATCTGTTGGTCAAATTCAACCCCGGTTATAGCAGCATGACAAATGCTGTTGGCTTGTAAGGAGGCTAACTAATGGCTATTTCACGCGCCCAGCTCCTTAAAGAGCTATTGCCCGGTCTTAACGCTCTCTTTGGGCTTGAGTACGGCAAGTACGAAAACGAACATGCAGAAATCTATGAGACTGAAAACTCAGAACGTAGTTTTGAGGAGGAAGTAAAATTATCAGGATTTGGAGCAGCACCAGTTAAAGCTGAAGGCTCTTCCATTTCTTATGATAATGCTCAAGAATCGTTTACAGCTCGTTACAATCACGAGACTGTTGGCATGGGTTTCTCCATCACTGAAGAAGCGATGGAAGATAACTTGTACGATTCTCTGTCTGCTCGTTATACTAAAGCCTTGGCTCGCGCCATGGCATACACCAAGCAGGTTAAAGCAGCTTCGTTGTTGAACACAGGCTTCACCACATTCAACTCTGGTGATGGCACTACACTGTTCTCAACAACACACGGCACTGTGGCTGGCACTAATAACGCCAACCGCCCTGCAGTCGCTGCTGACTTGAACGAAACCTCGCTTGAGCAAGCAGTAATTGACATCGCAGCGTTCACTGATGAACGTGGCCTGTTGATTGCAGCTCGCCCACGCAAGCTCATTGTTCCACCTGCGTTGATGTTTGTTGCGACTCGTTTGCTTCAGACTGAACTGCGTGTAGGTACAGCGGATAACGACATTAATGCTATCAACACTAATGGTTCGATCCCTGAAGGTTACCGCGTCAACCACTATCTGACTGACGCAGACGCCTTCTTCCTGACTACAGATGTTCCAAACGGCATGAAGCACTTTGTGCGTACAGCCATGCAGACATCTATGGACGGTGACTTCGATACAGGTAACGTGCGCTACAAAGCGCGTGAGCGTTATTCTTTCGGTGTATCCGATCCGCTTGGGATGTACGGTTCGCCCGGTGCATAAGTTCAATTGAACTTTCTATAGTTAGGGGCGGTCTTCGGATCGCCTCTTTCTTTTTGTTTAAACCTAGTGTATTCTGTCATTACTAGGGCAAACATCAGCTTTGTAGACAGGTTACCGCCCTCCTGACGTTGCATAGACTACAAAGCGAATCCTTATGCAAAGGGTACTAAAATGGCTTCGACTACATTTTCAGGTCCAGTGACCTCAACCGCTGGTTTTATCGGCGATATCAAAGTTCCAACATACACAGTTGCAACCGCTCCATCAGCCTCTGATGCAGGTGCTGGTACGCTTGTATACGTTTCTAACGGTGCAGCAGGCGCAGCAATCTTGGCTTTCTCTAACGGCACAGATTGGAAGCGTTCTGATACAGGCGCAACAATCTCAGCTTCATAGGGGTAGATTATGAGTAGGTTCAAAGCACCCTCTGCCGAAGAACTTGCGCGGCGTGGACTATATCCTGATGGTTCTCCCATCAAGACAGTTCCTGTTCGCGCTCGAAATGATGACGGTACGCTTAAAGCAGACGACCCTTCCACACCTGATGTAAATGAGGCTTGGGAAGAGAAACCTGTTAAAAAGAAGCGTGGTCGTCCCTCAAAGAAAAAGGACTAGGCTATGGCTGGACAAGAGGTTCGCGCATTTAACTTCGCAGTGGGCGACACCCCTGCAGTTGTAGGACCGTCACGGGGTAGGCTTCAGGGGGTTCTGGTAAACGCCGCTGCAGCCGCCGCCTTCACTATCCGTAATGGCAGTGCCACAGGTGATATCATACTTGATTTAACTCTACCTACGGGTTGGAATGACGTTTACATCCCGAATGATGGCATACTCGCTGACAACGGTTGTTTTGTTTCTGCCTTTACTGGCGCTGGAAGCAAAATGACTTTGCTCATAGAGTGATACGTTATGGCTGGGAATGATGTACTATCCGCTCACGCACACACTTCATCGGCACTTATAAATCGTAGGTGCCGTTTAAGAGGCGTGGTCGTAAACACAGGATCAGGGGCGTCAGGGGATGTAACATTCTATGATAATGCGTCAGCAGCTTCCGGTTCTGTGCTTCTTGAGGTTGACGAGAAGGCTCAAAGTACAGTCGATATTATAATACCGGGAGACGGCATCCTTGCCAAAAATGGTGTTTATGTATCACTACCCGCAAACGTGTCTGCTACAATCTTTTACGAGTGAGCTATGCCTGAGAAAAAAGACCCACGGTTAGCAAGAGCAGGAGTATCTGGCTTTAATAAGCCTAAGCGGACTCCTAATCATCCAAAAAAGTCTCACATTGTTGTGGCTAAAGAGGGTGATAAGATCAAGACTATCCGGTTTGGACAACAAGGTGTGAAGACAAACCAGACTGTAGGGCAGCGCAAAGCCTTTAAGTCTCGTCACGCAAAGAACATCAGCAAGGGCAAGATGTCTGCAGCTTATTGGGCGGATAAAGAAAAATGGTCCCCAAGCAAGACAAAGTCTAGCTCAACTAAGTGGAAGAAGGGTTCATGACCATCTCTCGCGCACAGATGGGTAGCCAGCTAACGGGGAACAGAATGCCAGTCAAAAAAGTAAAAGGTGGTTACAAGTTCGGAAGTTCAGGTAAGGTTTATCCAGCCCGCGCAGGTGCAGAGCGTCAGCAACGTGCAGCCTACGCCAACGGATACACAGGTATGGCATACGGTGGAAAGATGTCCACAGGTGATGATGCGAGGGATTTAGACATCATTCGCTTTGGCAAAGGTGGTAAGACAGAGAGCAAAGTCAACGAGGCGGGTAACTACACTCAGCCCGGAAAACGTAAGAGTTTGTTTAACAAAATAAAAGCTGGTGGTAAGGGTGGCAAGCCCGGTCAGTGGTCCGCTAGGAAAGCCCAGATGCTGGCTAAGGCGTATAAGGATTCTGGTGGGGGGTATACATCGTGAAGGGCGTAAAGCATTATCGGAAGGACGGGACTGTCCATAAGGGCGGGACACACAAGATGCCTGATGGCTCGCTGCACTCAGGCAAGACTCACGGCAAGACAAGCGTAAAGCTGGTGCATTATAAAGATTTAAGCAAGGCAGCAAAGGCTAAAGCAGATGGCGCTAAAAGCAAGCCAAAAAAGTCTTAAAGACTGGACCAAGCAGAAATGGCGGACCAAGTCTGGTAAGCCTTCTACTCAGGGTTCCAAGGCTACAGGCGAGAGATACCTCCCTGAGAAGGCCATCAAGGCTTTGACGCCTGCGGAATACGCCGCTACTACTAAGAAGAAGCGCGAAGCTACTAAAAAAGGTAAGCAGGTTGCCAAGCAGCCAAAGAAGATTGCCAAGAAGACGGCGAAATATAGGAAGACTTAGATCATGGCAGTAGTCACACCAGACCTACCTGAACTCTTTGAGGAAGCATATGAACGTGCTGGCCTTGAGATGCGTTCTGGATATGATCTAAAAACGGCTCGTAGGAGCCTTAACATATTAACATTGGAGTGGCAGAATCGTGGCCTCAATCTTTTCACTATTGAAGCGGGTACGCTCGCTATTACAGCGGGTACGTCAACGTATACCCTTCCTTCGGACACCATCGACCTCATCGAACATCAAGTCCGCACAGGTACAGGTACAAATCAAACCGACACCGCCCTCGAAAGGGTCAGTGTCGCGACCTACGCCCAGCAAACCAACAAAAACACGCAAGGCAGGCCAACCCAAATCTACGTCCAAAGGCTCCCCACGGAAGTCAAAGTAACGCTATGGCCCGTGCCGGACGCCACTACGCCGTATACGTTATCTTACTATAGGCTGAAGGGTATCGATGGCTTGTCTAGTGGCATTGGTGGGGAGGTTACCACTGTACCGCCTCGCTTTGTACCAGCTTTGGTATCTGGCATGGCCTATTACATTGCGATGAAGAAGCCGGATGTTGCCGCTCGTGTTCCGCTGTTGAAGCAAGAGTATGAGTTCCAGTTCCAGCTCGCTGCTGGTGAGGATGAGGAAACAGCGTCAATCAAGTTTGTACCCTTTGATACGTTTATGATGGGTGGATAATGAGCTACGCAAAGGCCAAATACGCCTTCGGGTTCTGTGACAAGACGGGGTTTCGCTACCCCCTCAAAGACCTTGTGCCTGAATACAACAACGGCGTTAAGACGGGCTTTCTTGTTGGTAGAGATGTTGTTGACCCAGACCAGCCTCAAAACTTTCTTGGGCGCATAAAGATTACCGACC